GATGTACCTTCAGATGATAAGGAAGCCATGTACAACTCAAACCCTGAAGAATGGTCAGGCTATGACTCTCTAACAGGCTTAGAAGTTGAGAATGGTGAATTTATCTATGATCCAAAAGATCCTCCTGCTCACTGGGAATTAGAATCAAACTAATGGTTTACTACAAAATCGAAAGTGTACTTGTTCCAGATGATACCTACAAAAAACTAGGTATTATTTCTGAACATGACGATATACCCATCGCACAAATTGCTTCACAGGCAATACAAGAATGGGTATCAACTAACTTTGGTAGTCGTTATCCTACTAATCCCTAATTTCCCCCACACCCCCACGGGGGAACAACCAAGAGAAATTTCAATTACTAACACTATGAAACCTATTCCTAATCACAGTAGTATCACTCCTGAATCTACATGGAAACAATTCTCTTTAGCACTTGCTAGAAAGCTAATGACTCTATCCCATGGATTCAATAATGAAGAAATCAAAGAAGAATTCTTAAAAGAAGCTTTGATACTTACAACACATGTCTGGGAGAAAGAAAGACTTGAATCTGTTTTAAATAACTCCAATTCAGATGATGAAGATCGAGCTGCTGACTTCTTAGATGATAACAGTGAACATAACATCACTGATATGAATCGAGAAGAAATCTTAACCACAGCTACTAAACTGGGATGGGAACTACATCCAGAACCATCAGATGCTGAAATTACCAATTATGGAGAACCTCCTATTTCATTGGCTGAAATGCATACAAATGCCACTCACCAAAAGAGAACAGAAACCCATCCGCACAGGTACAGCCATGCAAGTAGGTGATACTGTTAAATCCACTGTTACTACAACAAATAAGAGCCTTGTTAAGGGCGAATCTTACAGAATTGTTAAGATTAATGAAGCTTTAACAAGAAAGATTTACTGGGTTAAAGGTAAACGCTCTGGTGATGTTCAGACAATGGCCTTTGAACAACATTTAATAAAATGAATAACTTTATTATTGCTTTAATCATTATCATTTGTTATTTATTAATAAGATTATTTATGGATAACTCTCATCCTAATCATCCAGCATGACTAATAACAATTGGTATCAAAACAGTAATAAAGATAAAGGTCCTTGGAGAATTAATGTCTATGAAATTAGGCGAGGTTATATTCCTTGTAACTCTTTAGAAGAAGCTGATCGAGTTTTTCTTGAAGTTCAAGATCAAACTAACGGGCTTCGTCATCAACATTATGATCGTGTCATTTATAAAGACATAGATCGTACATTTGGTCCAAGAGTACAAGGAACATTTGAGGATTAATTGATCTATGACTAACTTCACTAAAGAAGAACTTAACTGCTTAATTGAATTAGTCGAAATGGAACATT